GTACCGTCTTCACCAGCAAGTAAAATAACAACTTGTTCAATTGGTTTGCCAAATAGTTCTTCGTACATAATTGCATATGCAGTTGTTTGTAAGAAGTAGTTTTAACTTTATTATGTGGTATAGCATATGCTGAACATGGTGAAAATGAAAAACATTATGATTTATATTGGCAACAAATACCAGCAGTATGTGGCAATCCAGACAAAGTACAAGAATATATTGACGACAAAGGATTTGAACCTAAACATATTAGTTTAGGTAGATCAGGAAGTAAATCAGATGGCGAACCTGTTTATATGATAACTTATTATGAAAATGATGACCAAGTATTAGTAACTGTAGATATACCTGGTGCTCAGGAAACTTGTATTTTGTTTCATACATATAATAAAAGCGAAATTATAGGAAAAACAAAAAAAGGAATATAAAGAGTAAAAATAATTATGATAAGAGTACACGATGGTTTATTTGATTTTAGATATTTGAATGAATTAAGTTATCAATTGTCTATATCACCATGGTATCCAGGAAATGTTGCTAATAGAATAACATATCCTTACGGTGAGAGAGGTACACATAGATTAATGGGTTGTACTATTTTTAGAAAAGAAGGATTAAATCATATTTTAACAAAAGGTGATCCTCATTTAGTTAGAAATTTACAAAATTGTTTTGAAAACTTTTTAGAAAAATTTGAACAAAAAAGAGAATTAATAGAAATACATTTAAATTTACAATTTAGAGGTATGAATGGTACCATACACAAGGATGGCAGTGATAATGAAACTGCTTATATTATGATGTTAACAGATGATGAAGTTGAAAAAGATTCTGGTGGTGGATTTTACCATGAACCTACAGGTGAATATATAGATTTCAAACAAGGCAGATTAATTGAAATGACTGCTAGTGATCGTCATAAAGGATCAGCATTTAATGTAGATAATGCTGTTAGATACTCAATTAAGTGGGTAGGAAGAAATTTATAGAATTTAATGTTGAAGGTAACATAATAACTAGTGAGGACGTGGGTGCGATTCCCACCACCTCCACCAATTTAAAACACACATTGGTGTGCTTTGAGGGGGTGAGTTAGATTCGACTGCTACTAAAAGTTACTGGAGTTAAATCGCTGACAACGTAATGTCAAACTTATAAATGCTAACGAAAGTTATGCTATGGCTGCCTAATTAGGCAGACGGCGTTTGGTGTGTACGTGGCAACAGAAACACACTACCAATTTCATATTGGCGCCAAGGGGTGATGAAAGCTAGCGGTAGTAACCACCCTTTACAAAAAACATAAATTATGATATATTGTATAAATGAACTCAAAAGAATTTAGTTTAAAAATTGAGGAAATAGTAAAACAAAAAAGGTGTTCATATATGGATGCCGTGGTACTATTTTGTAATGAAAATGAAATAGATACAGGTACAATTAAACCTCTTATTTCAAAATCTTTAAAAGAAAAAATCAAATTAGAAGCAATAGATTTAAAATTACTTAAAGAAAAAAGTAGTGGCAAATTACCTGTATGAGTAAGTTGAAAAATCCATTTAAAAAAGTTTTAGATAATGTAAAAGGTACTCAATATGTGAGTAGTAAAACTTTTAGTGAATCTGGTCAAGTAATGAGAAGAATAAAAGAAGTTGCCATTGATGAACATGATATACAAAAACAATTTGAAAAACAAGAAGGTTTGTCTGATTTTTTAAAAATACCTATAGATCCTTATGATGTGTTTAGAGTACATTATCCTTTAGCACCCTCGGTAGATAGAATAGATAACACAAAAGATTATTATCCTGATAACATTGTTATCAATACAAGATTTGAAAACAATGGTTTAAATAGATGTAAACCTGAATATATAAATCAAATAAAAGAATTTTTAATTAATCATTTTAAGAGTCAATAAATGTATGTATGGCGGATTTGATGTTTATAAAATATACTTGGCAGTTAAGTTACACTTTACATCAAAAGATTATGACTTCTATAAATATGGAGGAAAAGTAAACTGTAAATTAGAAACATTTACAAAAAGAAATGATAGATACTTTTTTCATAAATTAAGTAAAAAATATAATGAAAATGAAATATTGGACTTCTTCGTTGCCAACTTTATTACAGATAGTAAAAAATGGATTGGCAACTTATTACAAAACGATGGTAAAGATGTTTACTTGGATTATAAAAAACGTAAAGACGCATTTGCCTATCATTTTAGGGCAGATTGTTTATCTATTCATAATGATTTTGTTCGGAATAATATTTCTTTTAATGATGGTTTTGTTTGCCTTAATGGACAACATCCACGACTTTTACGATTACTTCTTCAAAAAAGAATATCGTTACAAACCACGGTCGTGCTTAACCACTTTTTATCGTTTAGTAAAAATTGGGATAAAGAAATTACCGAAAAAGTTGTATGGTCTAAAATCTCATCTACGATTGCCAGACTAAAAACTTTTGTAAGTTTTAATGTAACAGAATGTAAAATGATTATGAAAGAGGTATTTGTTAATGGTGAATAAAAAAGTAATTGAGAAAGATGTTATGAATAATGTACCAGATTCAAATATGGGTGGTGATAGAATATATCAAAACGTGTCAGGTGTATTACAACTTGTTTTAAAAGATGGTTCAATTTATCGAAGTAAGATTGATAAAAAATCAATTAAATTAGAAGATAATACATTATCACACGTTTTTTATGCTGATGGCAAATACTTTGATAGAGCAGGTATGCCTATAAAGAAACCAGATAATTTAGTTACAAGAGAAAAGAATGTCGAGGAAGAGTAAAACATATATTCATGTTAATCAACACGTTATAAGGAGCAATAAGAAACACAATGAAAACAAACCTGTTATCACAATTAAACAAGGATCTAAAAACACTTACTGCCACGAAGTGGCGATCAAAGGTGAAAGTAGGATTATATATGGCGGTAATAATAAGCCTCTTTTATCTTGTGGTGCTCGTGTTGTCATAGAAACAGATAGTGAAATTGAAGTTATTAGATGATAGATTTAGATGAAAAATATATTTACATTGATAAAGTTTCTGACAATGTAATAAATTATTCTTTAAACTTATTAAAAGATTTGAAGTTTAAAGAATTTAAAATTTATAATTTAGATATACATACTAAAAAAGGTTTTCAAACAAGACCGTGCTTGTGGTATTTTGATACAATGATATTAGATGAAATGGTAGGTAAATATGTTGATTATAAAAAAATAGATCATTTACATATGATAGAATATGAAAAAAGTGGTTTTCAAAAAGAACATACACATGAGAGAACAGACTGGTTTTCTTTTATAGTATATTTAAACGATAGTGATGGATCAACATTGTTTAATATTAATGAAAAAGAGTTTGAAGTAAAACCAGAAAAAGGTAAAATAATTTATTTTAGTGGTAAATTGAAACACAAAGGTTTAGAAACCACAATGAACAAGAAAGTTTTAGTAGGTTCGATAAAAAAATGAAAAGAGTTTTTTTAATAGGTAATGGTGAAAGTCGTAAAGACTTTGATTTAGAAACTTTACGATCACACGGTAAAATATACGGTTGTAATGCCATTTATAGAGATTTTAATCCTGATGTACTAATTGCTGTTGACCACGGAATAATGCACGAGATATATCAAAGTGGTTATTGTTATAAAAACGAATGTTATTTTAGAGAATGGAATAGATTGCCACATCAAACATTTGAATTAACAATTTACGGCACAATGAATGAAACAGAAATTAAAAGTGTAAAAAAATGGTTTAACACTTTTAAGATGAATGAAAGAAAAGATGAAACAGAATATGTATTTCACGGTGTAAATTTAAAAGGTAAAGCGAGTATAGTTAAAAGATATGAAAGTGATCCTAATAAACATGAAGTTTTAAAAAAAGAAATTAATCACACAGGTATATACGTGAGTTGGACAAGAGATGATGATAAAGTTCACACTCTAGCCGACATAATAAAACCAAAAGATAGAGGTTGGGCTGCTGGTTCTACAAGTGGTTTAGTTGCTTGTTTAACAGAAAAACCAGATGAAGTCTATCTAATAGGACATGATTTAAATAGTAAAGATAGATTATTAAATAACATTTACAAAGGTACTAAATGTTATGCCCCAGCAGAACAACAAGCTATACCATCTGTCAATTGGATTAATCAATGGTCAATATTGTTTAAAGAATTTAAAGATACTAAATTCTTCAAAGTCAATGAAATGGTAGAAGATAGACAAAATGGTATCTATGTAGATGATTTGGTAAATAGACCAGTTTTAGAGTGGGAAGGTAAAACACCTAATTTGTCATATATTGATTACAAAGAACTCAAAAGGCGCTTGACTTTATAGACAATTTATGTTATATTAGTATTAATATGTTTGATAATTTTATATACAGATTATGTGATAAGATAGTTTCTATTTGTGAGAGAATACAAAATAGAATTAAAAATACACCACAGAAAAAATGGTTAAAAGACTATTTTAAACATAAAAGTCGTATAAATAAAAATGAAGGCGATTAATACAGCCTACACAAATACAATAATAAGGAGAATACAAATATGGATTTTGAAACATTAAAATCATCCGCTTCAAACTTTGATAAACTTACAAAGGCACTTGAAGCAAACGTCAATCCCGAAGAAAAAGAAAC